AAAGGCTGGTACCCGCCTGCAGCGTTGCCGGTCTGGCCCATGATGCCAAGGATGTCACCGGTCTTGACTTTCTGCCCCACCTTCACGAGCAGTTCCTTGCAGTGACAGAAATACAGGAAATTCACTTCGTCGGGCGTCTGGCCAGCATCCAGCTGCACGCAGATGTACCAGCCCCACTCCCAGGTCTTGTCGTTGTGGTCGGTTACGATGCGGGCGCGGGTCACGGTGCCCTGAATCGCCTTCTTGCCCATATAGGGCGGCATCCTGATAAACGCATCATCCAGACCTACCAGATCCAGACCCCCGTGCCAGATAGCACCTCCGCCGCGGGTGTAGCCGTAACACCCGTAGCTGTAGACGATCTGCGCTCGACCATTGAAGATGCCGGTCTGCATGTCCTGCGCCAATTTCACGGCGTCCTGTAAAAGTGTTGTCATTTAAACCTCCTGCATCTCCTTAACTCACTCTGGTGAAATAAAAGTAGATATTCACAAGCTCGTGGGGGAGGTAGGCAAGAGCCACACCGCTCCCCGGTTCGGTATCGCTATCACGATAGCACTGGTATACCTGCCCGTCGTCCGGGTCTCGGTAGTATTTGTCCTTGTAATAGGTCATGCCACGAACGGCGTCAATAGGATCATCTTCCGCGCCGCTCTGTCCCGGCTCCGGTTCGGGAACAACGGTTCCGCCTTGCTCTACTGTGTCCTTGATTGCTTTCACGTCAGCAGAGAGCTGATTAACAGCCCCCTCCAAAGCGACGATTCTGGCAAGTGTATCGCCGTCTTGTGTGTTGGCAGCCAAGGCATCGGCCTTGTCCATCAGTTCGTTGTACTCTTTTTCAGTGAGCATCTGTCGGGCGTACAGGTTGGCAATGGTGATTTTTGCTGCCGGTTCGGTATACGCGCCTTTTTCCATCTGCTCGGCCATTGCGGTGTATGCGGTGCTGTTCATTAAATTCCTCCTTGCGCAAGTGCAACTGCGGCTGTTACCGCGTCGCTGATCTTCTTGTCAATGTCCGGCTCCTGCTGTTCCGGCGGTTCGGTGGGATTGGGTTGCCAGAAGAGACAATCCTCATATACAGGCTCTTCATGCCGCAGCCCGTCCGGCGGATACCGCTCCACGGAGCCTTCCATCACGACTTTTTGCGTCCCGATATATCTTTTGCCGGGATAGGTGTAACCGGCCTCCAGATCGGGATTCTCAATCTCCTCACCAGTGATTGCGTTGTATATTTTCATGGGTTTATCTCATCTCCCAAATATTTGTAATTGAGCAATACCACATCCTGTGGTTGTTCCACCACGATAGCAGTCAATTCGATATTCTTTGTATGCCTGTACGTTTTCGCTTTCCATGAACGTAATCCCCAAAGAATACTCTCCAGTACGCAGTTTGACATAATCGCCATGTTCATCTTTTGCATACAAGTCAATGGCTCCAATGCTAAAGCCATTACCTGCGATGGGGATTTGCAAAAGAGAGTAGATTCTTTTCTTAGTAGGAAAGGAAATATAGATAGACATTTTTCCAGCAGCCAAACAGTTTACATACGTGTAATCCTGTGGTCTACTAACATTTGTGACGCTTGGAAAAACACCATCGAAAGCATAGTAAGCCGGATGTTGATCAGGATTTTGATTGCCTGTAATAGAAAGTGTAATTCCATTTTGGCTGTTGGATTTCATAATCGGTACAAGGCTATAAATGCCTCTGTTACCTCTACCGGCTGATCGCGGTGCCACTCCCATTACACAACACCACCTTTCGCAGTGTTGTGCAAAGTGTACAAGGCTACGCTACAACCCGGGGGGGGGGGCAAATAATCGACTAATCGTCATTTTTTTACAAACCTCCACTTGTTATTTGATATTGCCATATGTGATTCTGAATTTGCCCCCCGTACATGATGTATAGGGGGTGCCAGTTAGTGTAAGAGTGCCCGACTGAGGATCGTACGATGTAATCTCCGTCGGACCATAGGGCCCATGCTCGGCGTGTGTGCGCATTGTAAGCGACAAAATCGAGAAATTCTTGGCCGTCAATTTCTCATACCCGTCCACGTCATTAAACGAGAACTGATAGGTGCCAGACGGTGTGCGCTCTATGTCGACAACTTTTGTGCTTGCGCCTCTTGCCGATTTCGGTGCATTTCCCATCACATCACCCCCGGTCTGATGGCCCACCGCACGGGGATATCGGCAGTGGGTTTGTCTGCCACCAGCGTGGTGACCGTGCTGGCGCCGCTGGTGGTGTATCCGCCATCGATGATCGACAGTGCCTCATCCAGTACCTCATCGGTAGAGACAACACCGGTAGGCAGATAAGAGGCGGTTGTCACAAAGACACTTTCTGCGGTGACGGCCGGTGAATCGGGATCGTCCGGTACCAGCTGTACGGTCTGCGTCCAGTTGTAGCCCCGGCCCTTGGCGTCCTCGTCTGCCTCAGTCCAGCCATCCAGCAGGTAGGTGGCGGTATACAGTGGGGCACAAGCGGTGATGGCGGCAAAAATGTCCTTGTTTTTTCCCTGCGGGTCGTAATGCTCTTTATCCAGCACCAACTTTTTAAGGGCCTCTACCGCCTCCTCGATGGCTTTGTAGATCGGCTTCTTTACCATATCCGGGTCATACACAGCCATGGTCATATCGCCGCTGCCAATCGCTACCACCTTTTCGTTGATCGCCTCATCTGTCTGCGCTTTGGTATAGGCGCCCACCTGTTCGGCGGTCACAATGTGCGGGTTTTCCCTGTTTTTCTCATGCGCCTGCACATACAGCATCAGGGCCACCAGTACCGCCTGTACCGTTTTCGCTGTTTCCCCCGGCAGTCCCTCTGGGACTTTAGCGCCCAGACTTTCTGATGCTGTTTCTGCTTCCAGCTGTTTTGCCAGCTGATTATATTTGGGCGCCAGCAGCTCCTTGGCGGTTTCTTCAAACTTAGCTTTCATTGCATCCGGCGCCAGCCCCGGCTGATCGTCTAGCATCTCTACCCCGACAGCTGCCAGTTCTTCCTCGCTGATCCTCTCAAAAGCCACTTCCTCACCTCCGATAATACCCAGTCTCTACATATTCAATACTGATGTTGTTCAGCCCGAACGGTTCATTCAGCTCCCCGTTCTCCACACGGAACCCTGCCTTGTCTACCTTCTTGATGCTGATTTTCTCCCCCATGGTCTTGGGGTTGTTATCACAGCTGAAAGACAGTTTTCCAAAATCGATGTTCGCAAAATCAAAATACCGCGCGCTGGAAGTATCCTCCCAAAGTTCTTCCCACACGCCGCTCACCCGGGCGAACACCTTTACCCCAGTAGCGGCAGCCGCCGCCAGTTCCACATAAAGCCGGCTGAAATTTTTGGCCCGGTACACATTTTTTCCGGCCACATCCAGCGTGCGCCAGCAGGCATAAATGGGCCTTCCATCGTCGCTGTAGCTCAGTAGATCGCTGGGATCCGTACAGAATTTGTATACCTTCCCGGCAGCATCCCCAAACCACAGCGTTCCTCCCTCCACCCACAGAACCCGCGCCGGTATATCGGTCAGGTAAAACCCGGCATACTGCCGAGTGGCATAGGGGGTGCTGCGGTCCGTCTGGCTCGCCTGCAACCCGTCCAGAATATAGACCTTCCCGTTCACGGCCAGCCAATACATATCCCGGTACACACAGCTGTAGGCATCTTCCAGTCCCTCTTCCTCCAGCAGCTTGCCGTTCAGGTAAAAGCTGCGCAGCTGGCTGTATTTCTCTCCGGTGATGTCCTGCGCCGTTATGGCATAAATCCCCAACGACGTCAGGAACAGCGGCTCGGTCTGCAAATATCCGAAGGTATACCGCCCCACCGCACCTTCTCCCTGCAAGATGTTCACGATGGGGAAGGCCGGCTGGTTATCTACCAGATTTCCTTCTCGCACAATGCAGTTTCGCTGGGCGTCCTGCCCATTTTTATGGGCAGCAAGCCGTGCATTCACCACGCTGTACCCTACAATGGCCGCATCACTCTGCCCCAGCACGCTGTATCCCGTATCGCTCCAGTAGGTCGGATCGTTCTGCCCGCTGTACCAGTCATAGTTTATGAGCGCCGGGTTCCCTGCCAAAAACAACCGGTCGCTGGCTCCGTTCACGCCAAATTGGATCCCCACACAGCATTGGTTGATCCGGTCCGCATAGCCTTCCACCGTGCGGCTTGCCGTGATTTTGATGTTGTCTGTACCGCTCACCGGCGTCTCCCCCGGCTCGTTGGTAAAGGTCACGGTACCGGTTTCCCTGTCCACCGTAAAATCGGTGTTTTCCTCCTTGTCATCCCAACCGCCCTCGCTGTTCATCACCTGTACCATAACGGGGCTTTCATCCAATCCTCCAAAACTCAGCTGAAATTCCTTGGCGTCCTTGTGGTCTGCATCCACCAAAAAATCCTCTTCAAATTTCGGCTGGATCAGGTTCAGACCTTCATAGGCCTGTCCACCGCCATTGGGCTGCCGGCTGATCGTTAGGATCGGCACCTTGCCGTTGGCATCCGCCCGGCTCACCGCCTCCCCGTCATACAGCAGCAGCGCCTTCCCGTCCGCGATCACCAGTTTGCTGTCAAATTCCCAGCTGGCGCTGCGCCCGTCGTTGGCTTCGCCGTATACCTCGGTGCATTCTCCCGCTTCCACACGGTACAGCTTGGTTCCCGCATGGATCAGCGGCGCTTTTCCGTTCAGTTTGTGGAATCCGTTGATTTTCCCCTCCAGCGTATAGACAGTCCTGTACCCCATCCGCTTTCGTACCTTGCCGGGCACATCCCGTATCATATTCTGCGCGTCGGGGCTTCGTCTTGCGTCCACATTGTTTGCCTGATTGGTCAGGTCCACCCCCAAAAAATCCTCAATGCGCACCACGCTCAGGCTCGGCGCGCTGCTGGACGGCATGCTTATTGGTTTATATGCCATGGTCTCACATCCAATCCGGCAGGCTGTTGTCCACCGTCACACTGAACTGTACCCCCTCTGGGTCACTGGCCAGATTTTGCAGCTTTCCCTGATACTGGGCAAAAAAGCTCTGGAAAAACCGTTGGTCATATTCCAGACTGTTGCACTGCGCCGCAATGTAGTAGGCCATGGCCAGCACGGCCCGCTCAGGCAGTTCCAGCAGCGTTTCCTGCGGGGTGGCCGCCGTGATCTCTTCCGGGATCTTCTCATACTCCACCAGCACCGGGTAGCTTTCCGCTTCCAGCACAAGGCCATCCGCACCGGTTCTCGTCTGGTACGGCACGGCGCTTCCACTTTCCGTCCGCACGCTCAGCACCTTGCGCACATCCGCCGGCACAGTCCCGGCTGCTTCTGCGCACCACTGTGCCCGGATCGGGCAATACAGGCTTACTTCCTTCTGCGCTGTGTCCATAAACACCGGTATTTTGGCGGTCAGGTCATTTTTGGGGCTGGACTCATCCAGCAGCTTCAGCACCAGCGTTTTCAGCTGTGCTACAGTCCATTGCTTCTGCATCGTCTTTCCTTCCTATCACAAGACCCCCGGCGTATCCGCCGGGGGTCCCCGTCAAACCGGCAGTTCGAATGCCTGTACTTTGGTGGTGGCCGCGCCGGTAAGATGCACATACCCCTTGTATTCGCCGCTCACCAACTTGAACTTTCCGCTTTCCAGCGTCAAGGCCGCCGGTTTGTTTGCCGTCAGGCTCACCGTCTGGTCGGCAACCCCCTGCAGGCCATTGCCCATCTTCACGGTCACCGTATCCTCAGACGAGCCCGTCAACAACAGTACGATGTTGTCATCCTTGCCGGTATACTCCACATAGATACCGTCGCTGGCATCCATGGCCGTCCCGTCCTTCAGGGTCAGGCCGGTATTCAGGTCCATTTTCTCAGGCGTGATTTTCACGATCGACATATCAGGTTCCCTCCTTCACGTTCAGCACGATCATCTCTTTGGGCCGCACGATCTTGGTACCGTACAGCACAAATCCCTTCACCGCGTCGGCAAACCGTTTTTCCGGTCGGTAGGGCTCCACATGGGTCATCGGGTTGGCAAACGCTACGGCCCGCTGGGTGCGCAGCATGATGTCATGGCCGTTGTCGCTGTTTCGGTGGCAGTTGTTGCTCATCTTCACGATCACGTTGTCATACTGCCCCACACGCCCGTTCTTCAGCATGGCGCTGTTGTTGGTGTCCAGCTGCACATAAGCCTGCCGCAGAATGGTCTTGAACCAGGGCGGCACCGTAATCACGATCTTGGTCTCCGGCTTCACATCGTTCTCCATCAGCTTCTGCACGCCAAGGTCGATCTGCTTCAGGATGTTGTCCACCGTAATCGCGGTGGTGTTCTTGTACAGTTTCGGCGCGTCGGCGCTGCCGGCCAGTGCCGCAATATCCTTGTCCATGGCGTTGGCGGTTCCCTCGCTGCTCTCGGCGCTCAGGGCATCCATCAGGCCACCAACCGCCTGCCGCCGGTCGATGTCATCCACCAGATAATTGAAATAGGCCACACGGTTGATGACCATATCCACGCTGGTGTCCTCCACCGCTTCCGGGTCCTTCAGCACGATGCTTCCGCCCACCTGCTTGGTGATGGTCGGCTTGCCCACGCCCAGCACCTTCACGGTGTCTCCCATCTGGCGTACGTCGCCCTCATACTGCCGGTTGCAGTCCTCGGCAAACACCATGGCCCGCTCCAGTTCCCGGTTGATCTGCTTGGCCCAGATCTTGGGCACAAAATTGTTGTAACTCATTGTTCACTCTCCTCATTTCCACTGTGCCATGCTCCGGCGGATATCGTCGTAATTTTCTTCGATCTGCCGGTCCGTCATGGCTTCCACCTGTTCTTTCGTGTAAAATGCTCCCTGCTTGGCAGCGCCGGAATGGATCTTTCCCGTACTGGGCGGCTTTGGCGCCGTGCGGTTCCGCTTGGCCCGTACCGCTTCATAGGCAGTGACCGCGTCCACCTGACCGGTAGCCATCATGATCATGTACTCATCCCCCAGCTCGGTCACGCTTTTTGCCTTCTCATCGGGGTACATCTTGCGGATGGCTGCCATGTCCTGCGCAAAGACCTGCTGCTGCATTTCCCGTGCTTGCTGTTGGCGCATCTCTTCGGCCTGCTGTACCATCCGGCGGTATTCCGGGTCAGTCTGGCGTATGGTATCCCGCACGCCGTCCACCAGTTTCTGGGCCGTTTCCGGCTCAACACCGGCTTTCTGTGCCTGGGCCATAATGGCGGCATTCTGTTTCCATCGCCCCCACGCCTCCTCGCTGGCAAATGGCTGGTTTGTCTCGGGGTCCATCAGGCCCGCCGCAAACTCGTCAAAATACCGCTTCCGCTGCCGCTGTTCCGCCTCCCGGCGCCGCCGGGCGTTCTCGGCGTTCTGCTGGTTTTTCCAAACCGGTTCCTGCCGTGCAGGCTGGGCGTCTGCATCCGGCGGGGCCTGTTCTCGGCCACCGCCATCCGCCTCAGTCTCCCGGCCTGTCCCTGCCTCCATGCCCTCGTTCCCAGACAGTTCCCGTTCTTCCACAGTTTCCTGTCCCTGTACATTCTGTTCCAGTTCCATCTCTGCCTCCATTTTTTCCCGTTGGTGGGTATTCGGTTTTTTCGCGTCCGCCGCGTAGTTTGGCGCAGGTCGCCGCCCTCGGGTGTTTCCCCGTCCCGCCGGGTCTATGCAAACCGGCTTTCGCCGGAGCTGCCTATTTCAGTTCCACACGCTGCTGCGCCTGTACCTTGCCGTACTCGCTGCACTGTCTGGCCCGGCAGGCAAGGTCCAGCACCCGGTACACTCTGGTCACCGTGTCGGGGCTCTTGTCCCCTTCTACCTCAATGCGTGTCGCCACAATGCCCATCTCACACCGGCATACTCTGCACTGCATTTCCTGTGCCTCCTGTCCCTGCCATTTCCGGCGTCATCCCGGCGGGCGCTGTGCCCGGCGGGACAGTCTGCCCGGGCATACCGCTCATGCCGCCCATGGCCTGCTGCTGCGCGGCCAACGCCGCCTGCATCGCCTTTCGTTCCTCCAATATCTTGCGGAACTTGGCCGCAGGCACCGGGCTGTTGGCATCCAATACGCTCACCCATTCTTCAAACGTGATATGCCCGCCGACCAGGGCGTTGTCAAGGCTGGTCTGCATGCTCAGCACGCTGTAGGGGTCCGCCGGGCTCACATCGATCTTGATCTGCATATCCAGCGCCGCCAGTGCCTGCGGGGTAATGATCGCCCGCATCAGCTTTTCCCCGCCCGCCGGGTCTTTGTATGCAAAGGTCAGCCCCTGCGGGCTGTAGGCGCACCACAGTTTGTACCAGATCATAGCGACCTGCTCCACAAAACTCTTGTAGGCCGCTGCCTGATCATTCAAGACCATCGCCGCCTGATCCCGCGCCGCTTTAATGGCTTCGCCGCTTGTTTTGGTCACATCCACCTGTCCGGTGGCATTGTCTCCCGCACCTTCCAGTTCCCGCGTCACGGCGATCAATTCCTGCTGCAATACTGCGCCCTCGCCGCTGGTGGTCTTGGGTTCCAGATACTGCACGGCGTTCTGGACCGGTACCCCCGACAGGTTTCTCGCCCGTACCGTAGCGCCCACCTTTTGCAGCGCCGCCGGGTTGTCGATCTTCTCGGCGTCATATACGGCGGTGGGATACCCGTACCGCTTCACGATCAAACTGCGCCGTGCCAGCGTCTTGTTGATTTCGATCTGGTTGGGGATCAGCATCTCGCACTCGCTCACCCCTCTGGCAGAGTTGGGCATATCCTCCCACCGCATCTGCGCAATAGGGTACACGTCTAATCCCTGCACCTCCTGCATCGGCTGATAGATCACCTGCTCGGTGCTGCGCCCAAACCGCAGTACCTTCTGTACCGCGCCCGTCTCGTCCGGCTCCCCGTCCACCAACGTAAAATAGACCAGCGCCGTGCACTTTCCATCCCCCTGCTTGATCTCGTCGCTTTCATCGTTGTTCAGCCTGGTGTCTGTCTCCGCATCCGATACGATCAGCTCGATTTCCTCTTCGCTCATACCGTTTTCCCGGGCCTGTCGGCGCACTTCCTCTACCGGTATCCGCTCCGCCAGTATGATCCACGCCTGCGCCTGCAGGTCCTGTTCCTGCTCATCTGCCAGATACACAGCGCTGCGGTCCACCATCCGCATCTCCAGTTTTGGGGTGCGGTCCTGTACCACCGCCTCGCTTTCCGGCCGGGCGTCAAAGGCATATACATAGCTGTCTCCGGTAATGGCCGCTGCTTTAATGACCTTCCACTTCATTTCGTCCATGCGGGTCTGTTCCCATACCTGCTTGGCAAATTCGCTCAGCTCATTGCAGATCTCCTGCAGCAGCGTATTCTCGGTCATAGCGCTGTATACAATGCTGGTATCCGTGGTGGCCACCATGGCGATCTTGTATTTCAAGATCGGCTTTATGATATTCTCCATGGGCAGTTCCTGTCCGCCCTGACTCATGCCCCACCACTGGTCTCCGCTGTAAAAATGCCAGCAGCGCTCATCCCTCCGATACAGGTTTTTCCCACGGTGGTGCTCCACTCCGGCGCGGTATTTTCGCCAGATGTCCGTCACCTGCTTTTCCTGCGTCTTTTCCGTCATACCTTCCACCCGTCATACTCGTCGATTTTGCGCAGCTGCTTCTGCAGTTCCTCGTCCTGCCCGGCGTCCTGCGCCAAAACCGGCGCAGCTTCCTTCTTTTCAGGCCGCGGTATTGCTGCCGGTTCCGGCGCCTGCCCGGCGCCCATCCGCATGCCATCCCGCACGCCCAACCGCCAGCAGACTACCATGCAAACTGCCAATACCGTTACGACCACGTCATACCACATAGACATCCTCCCCCAATCCCAGAATTTCGTCTGCACTTGACTGCAAACGTGCATCATAAAACACTTCCACGCCGCGCATCTTCTCCGGCGGCTCCGGCTCTGTCGGGCTGGACCTGTATACACAAAAGCCCCGCAGCGCATCCGGTGCGTGTGTCAGCTCGTGGGGTTCTGTAGCCACATCTTCCGGCCTTTTCACGTCAAACTGTACGGCCGGCAGCGTGCGGATCAGGTTTGTGCAGGTGGCAAAAATGCGCAGCCTCGGCACGTTCTGACCGTGCTCATCCACTTTGTCCGCCAGCCACTCCCGTACCGCACGCCATCCGCCAATCCTGTCATTGCTGGTCTTGGTCAGTACCATACCGGCCTCCGCGAAAAGTTCGGCAGTGCTGCGCCCGCTGTCCCGGTTCCGGTTCCATAGGTCCGGCGGCGCCAGCCACGCCTCAATGCGCTCACCCGGCGGCATACATTCACGCACCCGCCGGGCGGCGGCGCTCACGATGTGCCCGCGCCCGTCAGCCCCCTTACCGTTGTCCCTGCCCTCATACAGTTCCCGGTATACGTATCCCTTTCCCTCCTCATCTACCGCAATCCAGTAGGCCGCCAGCATGTCCAGACCGTAATCTATCGTCACATACCGCCGCCACCGCGACGGCAGCGCAAAAGGTTGTATCACATGCTTTTCCCGCCGGAACTCCGCAAAGTACTGCCCGTCAAACAGGTCCCACTCCCCTTCCAGCCAGCCTTTGCGCAGCTTTTCCGGCAGGTTTTCCAGCTGGTGCAGATACTCCGGGCTTTTCTCCATCAGTGCCCTGTTGTCATAGACCAGCGCCTGAATGAACCGGTACTCTTCCGGCCTCTCGCCTTTTTCATAGTCTCGGTCGATGAACAGCCGTTTTACCCAAGTATGCCCCACCCCGCCGGGGTTGCAGGTCAGGTACATCCGCTTCGGGAAGTCATTCACGCCGCGCAGACAGGCCGTCAAAATCAAAAACCACTCGTAGGGCCACTGGGTCGCCTCGTCGATAAAAATCACGTCATACTCGGCGCCCTGATACCGGCCAAGATCTGCCTCATTGTCGCAGTACCCCAGCATCAGCAGGCTTCCGTTGCCATAAACAAATTCTTTTTCTGTTTCCCGGTACCGCACCTGCTTGGCCCGCATCAGCTCCGCCAGTTCCCCCCGCATGGGCTTCACATAGGTTTCTGTCAGTTCCGGGTAGGTGCGCCGCAAGATCAGCACCCGGATACCCGGGTACCGCAGCGCCAGCAGCACGCTCTTGCGCCGCATGGCCCAGCTTTTCCCGCCGCCGCGGGCGCCGCCATACCCGATATCCTGTTCCCTCGCCGCCAAAAACCGCTTTTCTT